AGGTGCAGTCACCATTACTGGCGGGCAAATTACCGGAATTGTTGATTTGACTGTGGCCGATGGCGGCACTGGAGCCAGCACAGCGTCAGGAGCCCGAACCAATCTGGGCCTTGGTTCTATGGCCACGCAGAATTCAACGTCGGTCAATATCACAGGTGGTTCCATCACAGGGATAACTCCACTGAGTGTTAGTGATGGTGGCACTGGATCTGGCAATCCAGCCGCTGCTAGAACAAATTTAGGCCTTGGCTCTATTGCCACACAATCAGCCAATTCCGTAAACATTGACGGAGGATTAATTGCCAACGTCACGCTTGACAACCTTTATGTACCATTGGCAGTGACACAAGGTGGCACTGGATCTACCACTGCTGCTGCTGCCAGAACCAGCCTGGGTCTTGGTTCAATGGCCACTCAATTGTCTAGTAACGTAAGTATCACTGGCGGTACCATCAGTGGCATTGACCCTGTGGCCATTGTGTCAGGCGGCACTGGCGCAAACACAGCTTCACAGGCTCGTACCAACTTAGGCCTAGGTAACATGGCCCTGCAAGATTCAGCCAATGTCAATATCACTGGAGGAACCATTACAGGTATTTCACCATTGGCAGTTACTCAAGGTGGAACAGGTGCCACAGATGCAGCCACAGCCAGAGTGAACTTAGGATTGGGATCAGGTGCAACTTCAAACATTGGCACCCTTGCATCTCAAAATGCCAATGCTGTGGCTATCACTGGCGGCACAATCACAGGTATAGCCCCTATTGCTGTGCTTGTTGGTGGCACCGGTGCAACCACAGCCTCGGGAGCTAGAGTTAATCTTGGTATTCCAGACTTTCCATTGGGCATTGCCAATGGCGGAACTGGCGCAACCACTGCTGCCAGTGCAAGGACTGCATTGGGACTAGAATCTGGTGCAATCACTGTGGTGGGTTCCATGGCCACTCAAAACGCCAATAATGTACTGATCACTGGTGGTGCTATCACATCACTCACTGCGCCATTGCCATTGGCAGCAGGCGGCACCAATGCTGCAACAGCCGCAGATGCTAGAGCGCAACTGGGAGTGGTTCCATTGACAAGAAACATCACTGCTGGTTCAGGGCTAACAGGCGGCGGCAGCCTGGACAACAATCTAGTCATTAGCATTGCCAGCAACAGCAATGGTTATGGGGTAAGATACATATCAGTCAATCCACCAACAGGACCAGAAATTGGCAATGACGGCGATATCTGGTATCAAATTTAAACATGTCAAACATTGCAATTAGGCCAGTTGGATATACTGGAGTTGTTGATGAAATTGTTTGGACTTCTGGTCTAGGCAACAATGTTTCTGTAACTGCATATCTTTGGGGAGGTGGCGGAGGTGGTGGCGGAAATGACAGTTCTACTGGTGGACAGGGCAGTGGTGGTGGATTCGGTACCTGTACCTTTACTTTGAACGAAGGCGATAATATCAAGATAGCCATAGGGGGACCGGGCGGCCCTGGTGCGTCAGGCGTCAGAGGATATGGCAGTGGCACAGCTGGTGCCAGTCTTACTACAGGTCCAATTTTTACCACAAGACAAGGTTCTACTCCACCATCATTTGCAAAGTTTAATTCTGCCTACGGCACATTTTTGAATACTTTTGGAGTTTGGGAATCGAACACATTTGCAGGAGTTTTTGACAGAACCTATGTGATCAATGCTCCAGTGTCTGCCAATTATACCTTTACAATGAGTGCAGATAACAATGCAGCTTGTTTGGTTGACGGCAATGTAAGATTTAGTAGTGATAGTTTTGTAGAACCATTTCAACAAATTATTTTTTTAACTGCTGGCTTGCATACGTTGAGAATTTATGCCGTGAACACTGGTGGTCCAGGATCAGTGGCATTGACCATAGACGGCGGATCAAGCTGGAGTGGTGGCCGCGGAGGTGATGCTGGCCCAAGTGGTACTTCTGGTGCAGGTGGTGGCGGTGGTGGTGCTACTGTGCTGCTACTGAACGATGTTGTGATTGCTGCGGCTGGCGGTGGTGGCGGTGGTGGCGGTGGTGGGAACCGCAGTCCAGCACAAGGGGAAAATGCACCTGGCACTCGAGGTCAAGCTTTGCCGGGCATCACTGCTGGTCAAAACGGCGCAAACAAAGCTGGCGACGGTGGTGGCGGTGGTGGCGGGGGCGGCGGGTTTTTTGGAGGCAACGGTGGCTTGGCCGATGGCGGTGACATTGGCGGAGGAGCTGGATCCACCGGCATAGGCTTCTCTGTGAATGGACCAGTGTTGGCTTCACCGACTCAAGCATCCGCTGGCAGCAGTTATCCATACTACTCAGGTGAACGAGGTAGAGGCGGTAATGCCAGACAATCAGGTACAGCAGGCTATGCAGTGTTGGCTTTTTTACTCAACGATGTCTACGTAAAATACAACGGTCAATTTGAAAATGTTGAGAAAAAATGGGTAAAAAGAGGTGGTATTTGGCAACCAATATCAGATATCTATGTCAAACAAAACAATCAATGGCAACCCACTCGCAGTGTTTTTGCACCAGTGTTTAACACCTATCCATCTCTGTTTGGAATAGTTTCTAGAGAGGCAGATCCAGCACCAGTTGATCAAAGTGGCGGAGGTTGGGGATACACTGGCGGAGGTGATTAAGATCAAACTGCAAAGCTTGATCCACACCCACAAGTGGAAACAGCCTGAGGATTGTTGATCACAAAGCTTGCACCCATGATATCATCTCGGTAATCCACAGTTGCATTTTCCAAGTATTGCAAGCTCATTGAGTCTACAACCACTGGCACTGAACTGGGCACTTCCCAATCATCTTCGTTGCGGGCTTCGTCAAAGGTAAACCCATATTGAAATCCCGAGCAGCCACCGCCTTGTACAAACACTCTCAGCACAAGATCAGGATTATTTTCTTCAGCAAAAAGCTCTTTGAGTTTGCTGACCGCGTTTTCAGTAAGTGTTATCATAATCGTTGATTGCAAACATCCCAGTCGATGATTTTCCATACGTTGTCTAGATATTTTTCTTTGTCAGACTGATAATCTAACGCCCAAACGTGTTCCCACCAGTCTACCAGTACACAAATGTCTGTGCGCACGGCATGGTTGGCAATGGTTTTGATATCGCCACCTGTGCTGAGATAAACCCAACCTGATCCTTGGATCTTCATGGCAGCTTCTTTGAACTGTTCTTTGAAATCTTCAAAGGTTTTGAACTTTTCTTCAATCAGTTGCAGCACTGCACCACGGGGGCGGTTGGCACCCTTGGGAGCCCTAAGCTGAGGGAAGAACTTGTTGTGCAAAAAACTGCCAGCACGATTAAAATCTGCATTGCCTTCGCCGGCATTGTAGCGTCGAGCATAACCCTTGGCCAAGTGTTCATAATGATAGTTGATGCTGGCTCGACTCATCACTGGCTCTAAATCTTTTTCACCATAGGGCAATGGTGTGGTTTCTAACTTGGCAGGTCGAGTACTGGCTTCCAACAAATCTAGAGTTTTGCGAATTTCCATGCAAGTATTTATTTGCGTTTGGTAATACGTCCTCTGGTCAAATCGTATGGACTGAACTGCATTTCTACTCTGTCGCCCAACAAAACTTTGATATTGTTGGTTCTCATGCGCCCTGACAGATATCCAATTACCAGTTGGTCTAAATTGTCTAGTTTGATGCGAAACATGGCAGCAGGCATGATTTCTTCCACTACACCTTCCATGTTGATTACTTCGTCTTGTTTGGCCATAAACTGTTACTTATTCGAAACTTAATTCGACTGTGACCTTTTTGAGCCGATCAAATCTAAAACTGCGCCATTCCATCAGTTCAAGATCAAATACTCGGATGCTGTGCGGATCAGGTTCTTTTTTGGGTTTGGCTGGTTTGCTCACAATATCCAGTCCGTCCACTGAAGCTGCACTGCTGAACGCCACAAAATTGTTTTTGGTCTCCAACCTTGTAGGTATGAAATCCGAATTCAAAGTGCAGCGCATTTGGCGATCAGTGCCATCGGCTTTGACAAAGGTCACGGTGATGGGTTGTCTCTGTAGCAGACTGCGCACCCAGTCGCGTATGATGGCTTTGTTGGCATCATCGGCTTCTTGATACTGTGTGCCTGGAGCGCCTTTTAGCAGGCGCACCACTTCTGATTGTTCCCAAGCTTTGTTGCTCATAGCAGTTAGATTGACAGTGGGTGAGTTGAGGAGATGATTAAACATGGTTTATTATCCGCGACGCATACGTGAAATTTCCACTGCATCTTCGGCCGCAAACACCGGCACAGCATTTGACTTGTGCATGGTTGCAATGCCCAAGACCTTGGTACCGGTGTAGACTTTGTGCACCGGAGCAGTGACATGAGGACCACCAGTGTCTACGCTGGGCAGACGTGGCCCTGTGTCACGGCCTGGCGGAGTGGTCAGCTGATATGAGCCAGCCAAAGGTTCAACGGTTTTGCGGCGGCGTGTGGGTGCAGGCACTGCCCATCGAGTCTTGAGCTGTTCCCATTCTGCTGCCAGCTCACGAGCTTTGCGAGCTTCTTCGGCGTTGCGAAATTTGAACTTGCCTTTTTTCTTGCCCGTGAGAGTCAGGGCGGGTCCACAAAGATGCATGGTCATTGCTGTCGGGCCTTTCTACAAGCTTCGCGCATGGCGGGGGTAAAGTCTGGGGAGATTTCGCTCCAGGTGCAGTCAATGCGGCGCACCTCGGGCTGCGGCAAAACGGTGGTGCTGATCACAATCAATGCGACCATACCAACAGACAGTAGAACCACAGCCACAAACATCAAGGCATAGCGAATATTTTCACTCATACCCGTATTTTAGCACATCTAGTATTATTGGTCAACTGTTTATTTGAACAAAATCAGGGCCATCAGCACTGCCTGCACCATGAAGCCCACGCCGATGGTTATAATATTAAGCATGTCTTTGAGCACAATGGCACGAAAGAACAGCATGGTCAAGCCGGCCCAGAGAAAGCCTACAATGTCCAGGCTGGGTGTGCGATCACTGAGTCCAGTCATAATGGCCAGCATGGTTGGTACCAGGGCGCAATTAAACAAGATCACTGCCAACCAGCCCAGTGTTTCAGCTGAGATTTTGGCAAAGTATTCACGCACAAAGTTGCGTACCACATCTACCATGGGTAACCAATTCATACACGTTCTCCGTAAAAAATATGACGTCCAATTTTTTCAATTCTAGGCAGTTTCCAGCCAGGGTTGACATATTCCGCGTGATAATACATGGCATTTTTTAAACTGGGCAAACGAAAGCCTTCAAACAGCACCCGCTTGGCCACTTCTTCGCTTTCTTTGTATAGCGGAGCATGTATGGCCTTTACCTTGTGGGTGCCCTCACAAAACCACGAAAATTGGCATACCACTCGTTCATAGACTACATTTTTTTGATATACAACACCGCATACCGTATTGGGGAACTTGCCTGATTCCACACGATTCAGTGTGACCTGAGCCACTGCCACTTTACCTTCAAAAGGCTCCGATGCAGCTTCCCAATAGATATTGCGAGTCAAGCAGTCCAACTGCTTCATGCGATCTTCCACAGAAGTCACCGACAATGGTAGCTGGCTACGGGCCTCTTTCAAATTGTCAAACTTGGTTTGCACCACCCAGGTCAGTGCCCAGATCACAGCAGCCAAGCCCAAACACTTGATCACAGTGGCAGTGCTTCGCACCACAGAATTAGTCATTATGTTTTGCATGGTAGTTTTACTTAAGACAATGGTTTCAAAGGCTTGCAATATCGGTTCAAAAACCAATGGTTTTTGGTAAACTAGGTATATTATAGCAGATTGTCAGGTATTTTGCAAACCGGAATGGACAACATCTTGTGCATGTTGCTGGATCGGATATGTTGATATCGACGCAGTTGCCGTTTTTCTGCTGCACTCATGCCACGGAACTCTGCGTCGTCGTGATCTAGGGTGTCCAGATACATGGCCCGTTCCAGTTCAGGATAGGTCATGCCTAACTGCCCTTCGTCGGTGCGACCATCGTCCCACAAGCCGTCGGTGGGTTCAGCATCAATGATTTCCTGCGGCAAGCCCAGTTCACGACCCATGTCCCATACTTGGGTTTTGAGACAATCGCCAATGGGGCTGATGTCCACACCACCATCACCGTATTTGGTGAAAAAGCCCACACCAAAGTCCTCTACTCGATTGCCTGTGCCCACCACAATGCCACCGTGACACTGAGCAATTTGATACAGTGTCATCATGCGCAGGCGACTGCGGCTGTTGGCAAATGCCAGATTGCTTTGCTCCACAGTGTCTTCTTCAATGTTGCAGACGGGCGAAACCTTCTTTTCAAACGCAGAGAACACCGAAGTAAGATCCATGCTGATGTGTGTGACTGTGTCGGGATAACGGTGCAGCAACCACGTGGCCTGCATTGAGCTGCGATTGTCTAGTTTCCGGTTTTGACGAATTGGCATTTGAACCACAATGGTTCGCAGCCCTGTTCGAGCACACAAGGCACTCACAACCGATGAATCAATACCGCCGGAAAT